AAGCCCCTGCACCTCTGCGATAGACGGCGGCTAGTTGTCCATAGGTAGCTCTGGTATAGGCAGGTTTGTTTTCCTCTTCCATCTTGTCATTGTGTTCCTTGACCTTGTTTCTAAGAGCGGTCTTTGTGTTGTCGCTCAGGACAATGTCACCACCTGGGCCCTTTGCACTGCCAGGTTCATTTTCTTCGCTGCCCTCAATCTGATCCTCTGGTGGTGCTGGTGCTCTTGATTCGGGAACCTCATTGGGATTTAGGGCAGTTATTCCCAACTCTCGATAAGCACTGCGGCTATCTGCATTGTCGTCTATCGCCAGCATTACATTATAGAAAACAAGCAATTCCTCAGCAGATTTTTTCTTAAAATTAGTTGAATCTATAGAGTCATCAGACTTCATGTAAAGCTGATCGTATTTGATATCTAGAGTCCGGAGCTGTCTAATTGTTTGCCTGCGCTCAAATTCGATTCTTGCGGTGCAGATTATTATTTTTGTGTCTGTAAATGTGTCTAAATACGCCAGAACTTTTTCATTAGCCCTGTCATCAACTATTAGCGTTCCATCGATCTCCACGATGATGGCTGCTGGCCCAGCCTCGTTTCTTTCTCCACCAGGTCTCATACCTTCTGCAATCGAAACAGCAACCATTTGGTCAATGGCATCCTGTTTAGTTGCGTGACAACCAATGACCTCGCCATCCTCCTTCTCGACAGCCCAGCCGTTGCAGTCAGGGTTGGCATCTGAAATGTAGTACATTACATCCTCGAAATCAAAACACGCATGGCTCTATTACTGCCATCTGCTACTGCCCAAACTGTGTCACCTGCGGCCACACTCAAAAAGTGTGTCTCTGTTTCTAATAGGTGCAGGCCATTATCGACAGTTACCGCTGAGTTGCCATAGTAAATATCATGATTGCTGGCGTGTTCGTGATTATGTAGAACAACCTGCTGTATCCCATCGCTGGCCGGAACCACTAGAGATGCCACAGTGCCGATTGAATATGAGTATTGTGTTGGCATTAGTTCTCCAAATAAACAGACTTTGGATCAAGTGGGTCAATTTGTGCAACACCCTGTAGCTGCACCGATGGCACACCGGTGTGAGCAATAGCAGGAAGGCCCATTGCTGCCAGGGTCTCCCCAGGATCGAAACCAGCAACAATCAATCGCTGTGCCATCAGGACACGCTTATCGGTAGCAGATAGGTCGGCTGCATCAATGTTCACATTGGCAAGTGGCACTCTAAGGATGTCGCCGCCATCAATCTTTGACAGGCCTTCGGCAACTCTGGCATCGTTGGCAGTCAAGATTCCCGACTGAATACCCTGTGAGTAGGCAGAGAAGCGTGATTGTGCATCGCCTCGAAGTAAGCTGTTCATGTTGAACTCAACAAATGCGCCCTGTCCGTTTGGATAAACCTGCAGCAGAGTAGAAAGCGCATTCTCAATGATTGCCACATAGGGTCTAAGAGTGTGAGTAACAAACTCGATTGATGTCTGCTCGATACTGCTGTAGGTTGCTGTGCCGGGCAGATTCATCAAGTGGCTTGGGATGTTGAAAATTCGACATAGGTCTTCAATGAACATTCTGCGCGAGTCGAGCAGTTGTGACTCCTCTGGGTTGACGCCGATATCCTTGATGTCCAGTCCTGAGTGCAGAACCATTGTCTTGTGCGCTTTTCTCCAACTGCCATGTCTGGCATCAACTGACTTAGCAAGGACTTTGGCCTGATCTTCGGTGAGTGTCTGTGGCGTGACCAGGGCATAGTTGCCCGATGCGCCTTGCCCAAAGAAACGCTGTGCGTATGAGTCAAGCGCAACACCTAGACCAAAGGCATCCTTCATCGCCTCTACGCGAGACACGCCTCTAATCTGTCCGGGTCGCATGACCGACTCAACAATGTGCAGGATTTCATCTGAAGTGTATTTTTTGCGGTCTTCCTCATATTCAAACATCACGCGACCCACGCCGTTGCGATGCACTTGAATTTTGGTCGGGTTCAAAACTGTCAGATTTATCGGCAGGCCTTCGTCTCTGAAGATTCGGATAAAGGCATTGCCGTCAAGCATGAGGCTGGAGATGATTGAGCTGATGAATGGTGTGCGATCCACAAATGACACATCGGGTCTGTTCACCCAGTCAGGCTTCGGCCTCATCAATAGCTTCTGCCCATCGCGTTTGATGAAGGCGTCCATTGGCAGAGTTGAGATTGTGCCAGCGATGAGTGAGACCGCTGCCGAGACACCTGCCAGCTTGTAGATGTTATCCTGATCCACAAAGGTGGCCGAGTTGTTGTTTAGTTCAAAGTCAAGCCCTGCGCCAAATAATTGGTTAGGTGTGACTGCTCGTTTCTCGAAAAGATTACTTAGCATTTGTTCTCTCTAGTGCAATGCCAAACAAGATGGAAAAGATACCAGCGGCAATGATGCCGGCAGGGTAGAAAATAAGACCAATCCCAATGCTGACAGCTATTGCACCTGCAACCTGTGTAACTATTACAATTTTAGAAGACATAGACACCCGGCACTTGTTGTTCGGGTTCTATTCTAACCTGCAACGCTCTATCTATTGCGATGACCGCTGCTACTGCTGCGTCAATCCTTCTGGATGATGCTCTGTTTTCTTTCACTATCCTGACTCCTAGATTGTCTCGTTTTACTACTGCGTTTGATAAGTGCCTAGCCAGTAAAGGATTGCCATCGTGTTTAAGTTTCTTATCAACAACAGCGTCATAGGTTTTCTGGCAGGCAGGGATCATGCGCTTGGCATTGGTTGATGGATACTCGACTATTGGATAACCCTCCTCGGCAAGTAGTTGCATTGACCGTTGCCAGCGGTATGGGTCGCAGACTATCTCTTTGACCTTTGGGTTCTCGGCCACAAACTCTCTAATCTTGTTCTCCACTTGCAAGATGTCCACGCGCCAATCGTTGTCATGAATATTTGGGTCTTTCTCCCATGCCTGAATCATAAACACTTGAGGCTCTGACTCGATGGTCGCACCGACCAGGACAGTTGAGTCACCTGAGAATGAGCCGTCAAAGCCGATGATGTATTCCTTGTCCTTATAGTCAACCTCACCTTCGCAGGCTTCCCATGCCCCGGTTGGTAGCCATGAGACTGCACTTGATACCCATTGACCGCAGCGTTTAGTTCGGAACTCTGGCTCAGGTGTGCGCTTAACTGCTGATTCAAAGTCCTCGGCTGAGCAGATGTCTCCAAATCCAGGATTACTCATGCGCCATGTCTCAGGCAGGCGATGGTCTGCTTCTGCTGGTGCTTCCCATGCGGCCATGAAAAATGTTGGGTCTTCTATTTCCCTGCGTGCAACTTTCTGACCGTATTGGTAGAGCGTATACGCGATTGAGTCTTGACCTGTTGAATCGGTTTTGACGCCCGGCGTGGTGATTGCTATTAGAGTTGCTAGTCTTCCCCTCGCTCCCATTGCCAGTGACATGACATCAAATAGTTCGCGATTGGGTTGTGCATGTAGCTCATCAAAAATTACAGCCGACGGGTTCAGGCCCTCTTTTGAGTAAGCTTCGGCAGACAGCACTCGATACACCGATCCTTGTGCAGGTAGCTCGATTGCATCGCGGTAAAGTCTGGTTATCTTGGTGAGCTCTTCGCTTGCCTCAATCATTTTTTTAGCATCGGCAAAGACAATGCGAGCCTGTTCCTTCTCAGCGGCTACTGAATAAACCTCAGCACCTCGAACACCTAAAATCAGGGAATAAAGGCCAAAGATAGAGCCTAGTGCGGACTTTCCGTTCTTCCTCGGAAGTAGCAGTAGGGAAATTGCATGTCTATAGCCTCGCTCATCACCAGCAAAGACATGACGAATTAGTTCCTTCTGCCAATCTCTTAGGTGTAGCTGCTCGCCTGCCTTTCCTGCAACTGAGTCTTTAGTAACAACGCCAAAGCCTTCGGCAAAGTCAATGACAACCTCGCCTTCGCCACCGTCAATCTGAGACTGTGGAACTGGCGTAAGCCATTGCGGTGGCCACACGCTCGGCCTTTCTTTGCATTAGTTCCTCAAGTTTAGACATCGCCTTAACTTCGGCAACGCCTAGTCTTGACCTATCAGCAGGACTGAAGCCCATGAGTGACAGGTTAGAAATAATTTGACGATCTAACTCACGCAAGCCGCGCCTCATTCGGGCATCATCGGTCTGCATTACTTTGACCCTAAGATTCCAACGCTCGTCAATCATCTCGCAAGTCATTAATAGAAGTTCGCTATCGGTATTTGGACTGATCCAAGTTGCACCCATTCCCCAGACCTTATCCCAAAGCTCTTGTCCGTATTTGAGTAGTGGTCTGTGTGGTTCTGGTTTCTCTGTGACCATAGCGATTGCGATTGTGTTAGATGGCAGAGCGCGTTTGCCGGGGTTGCCGGTCAGCCGCTTCTGCTCGATTGGTTTGGATGGCCTACCTGCTGGCATTGACTAACTCGGCTTTCTGCCCTGTTAGGTTTTCCCAACGCTGGATAATGACATCGCAATACTTTGGCGAGAACTCAACTCCAAAGCAAGTTTTGTTTTCCGCTTCGGCGGCTAGAAGTGTTGTGCCTGACCCTAAAAAGAAATCTCCAACTGTTTCTAGTTCTGGAATTGAGTTTATGTATTTGCGAATTAGACCTATTGGTTTTTGGGTTAGATGTTGTCCTGTTCTGTCAGGCGCAGCTGATTCAAACTCGATGGAATCCCAGCCAATTATTTTCTTAGAAGCGTTCCAGACAAAAACAGGTTGCCAAGTCCAGAACAATCCGCCTTTGCCTGTAATGCCAGCAGTCATTCTCCAAACCATAATTCTGTCAAGTTGGGGTTTTAGTTTGAGGATGCCTTCAACTAAATTCGGCTTGGTCGCATTAAACATAAATACTGGGCCAGTTGTGTTTGCAAGTGCGATGTCTAAATCAGTTTGGGAAAGTGGTCTGTCCCAAGCAACTGACAAAACTCCGTAAGGAGGGTCTTGAATTATTGCGTCAAGTTTTTTGCCTTCTAGCAATTTGTCAATTACCGATTGGTCGTTAGAGTCACCACAAATAATCCTGTGCCTTCCAAGCTGCCAAATGTCTCCTAGTTTTGTTTTAGCTTCAATCTTTTCTGGGATTTCATCAGTTGGGCTTGATTCAAATTCGCTTGGTGGATTGACTAGCTCAAACCCGAACTCCTGAATGTCGAAGCCTGCCTCTTGTAGTTCTGCGAGCTGGCTCGCCATTACCTGCTCATCCCACTCGGCAAGTTCGGCGGTGCGGTTGTCAGCAAGCGCAAAAGCCTTGATGCGGTCTGCATCCCAATCGGTTGGAACTCGCACAACCTCAATCTCAGTCCAGCCCAATCGCTTTGCGGCTTCGACTGTGCCATTCCCGGCAACGATGGTCATGTCTTGGCTAATGACGATTGGCTTGCGCTGTCCAAACTCACGCAGGCTGCCCTCGATTGCCTTGAGGTTCTTATCATCGTGTGTGCGAGCGTTCTGCGGATCAGGTCGCAGGCTTGCTATGGCTATGGTCTCTAGTTTCATGGCTTCCTTTCCCTGTTTCTAGCCTATTCCCAAAACGGATAATTTCGCGGATGTGTGCGGAATAG